GAGCGAAGAGAATCCGCAAGCCTCCGCCGGGGCGCACAACCGGCGCAAACGGCTGATTATCATCTACGAAGAAGCGGCCGGAATCCCTGACGTCATCTGGAAGACGCAAGAAGGCGCCATGACGGACGCCGATACGGAGATTATCTGGATAGCCATCAGCCAGTGCACGCGGTCCGAAGGCTTCTTCTTCGACGCGGTCTTCGGGACGCAGAAGCACCGATGGAATCCGGAAGTGATCGACTCGCGCGAAGTCGAAGGGATCAACGTCGCGGAGATCAACGAAGACATAAAGATTTACGGGGAGAACTCGGACCATGTCCGCGTCCGCTGGCTGGGTTTGTTTCCTCTGGCCGGGGAAGGGAAATTCATTGACTTGGAAATGGTGCATCAGGCGCAGGATCGGCAGTTGCCGACGTTCAACGATGACGCGCTGATTGCCGGAGTAGACCTATCATGGGGCGGGTCTGACGATACCGTGATTCGATTCCGCCGCGGCTTGGATGCAAGATCCATCGAACCAATCAAGATCCGCGGACAATTCACAAAGAATCCCGCCGTCATCCGCGAACGGCTAGCCGATATCCTCCGTTCGAAGTTTCAGGGTCAGCCGGTTTCTATGATGTTTCTGGATAATTCAGGCATCGGAGGGAACGCCGGAGCGATTCTCGCCGGATTGCTTCAACTGGGATTGACTAACGTTATGGGCGTGAACTTCGGCGACGCCGCGCTGAATGATAAGTTCTATGTTCTCCGCCGGGATGAGATGTGGGGAAACATGAAAGACTGGCTGCGCACTTCCGGATGTATCGACCTAGATCCGGAATTAAAGTCGGACCTGCAGAAGCCCATTCTCATGTCAGACCGGGAGCAGAGAATCAAGCTTGAGCCCAAAGACGTAATGAAGAAGCGCTTGGCAAAGATGGGCCTTGATTCCGCTTCCCCTGACGATGCGGACGCACTAGCGCTTACCTTCGCGATGCCCGTAGTCAAGAAAAAGCAGGTCAGCAGCGAACCACCAAGAATCTCGGCGTGGGAGCGAACCGGAGACGGTGCATGGATGGGCTGAGTCCGGAAGAGCAAGCGAAAGAGCACTGCCGGGATATTTTCTATGAAGCGCTACCGCGAAGAATGGAGCAAGCGATTCAGCTATTGGGCGGACCTCATTTACTCGATATGGTCATCGGGGGAAATTCGCTTCTCTCTGTGCTTTACGATGCAGCCCCGGCGCAAGTAGACAAGGTCTTTATGTATCCCGTTCGAACCTACGAAATCCTGCAAGAACTCAACAAAAAGGCGGAATCCCATGTCGATTCAAGTAGCAGAGACATCGAAGCCGAAGCGCGGTAAAAAGACGTTAGACCATCTTGAGTTACACCCGAAGATGGGCGGCGGTCACATCGTGAAGCACGTCTATACCGGCTATGAACATGAGCCGAAGGAAGTCGAATTCAACGCAGACGGCGTCGCGCGCGGCGGAGAGCACATCGCCAGCCATCTGAAGAAACATGCCGGTCTGCCGGGGCTTGAAGACTACGACAGACAGGATGAATCCAAAACGGAGGACGATCTAGAAGCATGAGCAAAACCAATTTAACTGCAGGGCTTTCCAAGCCGCACAAAGGGCAAGCCGCCATCAAGGGCATCGGCGGAAGTATGTCGAATGCCAAGTCCATCAACACAGAGCGCAGCCCCAAGAATTCTGTCGGCTGCGGAATAGCCAAAACGTACTTCGGGAACTCGCGCGCCATCGGGAGCACCGACCGCAAAGGAAAGTAAATGCCAGCCTTTCTTGAAGCCAAGCTCCGAAAGAATGTACCGGCGGGAGTCGATTCTGACCGGTACGTCTACGGGGCTTTGAATAACATGGGCGCCATGCGCGGAAACAAAGAAACAGCCAAGGGGAAGCGCATGGAGAAGAAGCATGCCAAGAAGATGAAATCTGAAGGCATGAAGAAACTCAGCGACCTTGCATGAGACGAACCTTCCGCGTCTGCCGCATCTTTTCGCAATGGCGCAGCCGCCCCGGTAATTGGTGCTTCGTGCCCTTCTCCGTCTGGGTCACCGATGAATTCTGGGGCTTCGTGATTCTCAACTTCTGCTTCGAATTTGCCCGTACCGAAGAAGCCCAGCGCATTCACGCCGATGCCTAAGAAAGACTGGGGAGCTCCTGCGGCTTTCGTCTTCATTGCTTTGACGCTGGGCTTGACGCTTTTTGTCATAGGCTTCAGCGTCGCCATGCGTCTTCACAGTTACCGGGAATGCCGCGCGCATGGCTTCTCTGTCACGTTCTGCAGCACTGCCCTGCTATGAAAAACCGCGAAGAGATCAAGCACGATCCGGTTTCCTCTGAGACTTGGAAGAATAACCGGACTTCCGTCATGTGGTTCGATCCGCGGCGAATCCAGCCGACCGGCGATCACATTCTGGTCGAACTGGAAGAAGCAACCGAATTGACCGCGGCAATCTTCGTTCCGGACGTCGCGCGTAATCGCGACATAGGGACGCGCGTCGGCACGGTTCTTGCCGTTGGACCGGGGAAATGGCGGGAGAAGCGCGCCAATGAGGAAAGCTGGATATTAAATCCGCTGGTAAGAATTCCGATGAAATTGAAGCCCGGGGACCGCGTAGTTATCGGGCATTATTCCGATTGGGAGTCTTGGAACTGCTCTGCGGACGGCCACGAAAGACAGAAAAATATTGTGCTTTGTCAAGAAGCCGACGTCCGATTAGTTCTCAACTGATGCGCCTTCTGATTGCCTCCGCGGTTGTGCTTCTTGCGATTGCGCTCTTCGCAGGGGAAAGAACCGTCACGTACTATCCCGGCACCTGTCCCGACGGCGGAGTCTGGCATTTAGTCGATGCCGACTCCGACAAAATCACTGTCGGTTGTTGGGACGCCGACTACACTCCGCCGGAAGATCCTCCGGCCGATTCCGACATTCCCAGTCAAAGCAAGATCTAATGCCCGTCGTTCTCGGCTCAAAATCCAAACGTCGCAACGCGAAGATCGATCAGGATCAGGAGCGCATCGCGACGTCCTTAAAGCGCTTCAAGATCACCGCGGAAGCGGAATCGGAATACAGGAGAACCGCCCTTGAAGATCTCAGATTCTCTATCGGCACCGGACAGTGGGACGAAGCGGTTAAAGCGAACCGCGAAATTGAAGGAAAGCCCTGCCTCACGATCAATCGTGCTCCTGCTTTTCTTCGGCAATACACTGGTGAAGAAAGACAGCATCGACCTGCCATGCTTGTCTCCCCTGTCGGTTCGGGCGCAGATATCGAAGTAGCAAAGATCCATCAAGGATTCCTGAGGCACACTGAAGTAGTTTCGCGCGCGGACGTAACTTACGATTCTGCTTACGACATGATGATGCGGATCGGGGGATGCCCTTGGCGCGTCAACGTCGATTTCATTAATGACAATTCCTTCGATCAAGAGCCCCGCATTGAAGCCATTGAAAACCCCTTCGCCGCCTATCTCTCTCCGGTACGAAGGCCGGATGGTACAGATCCTCTCTGGGGTCATATCGTCCGCGATTATCAGAAAGACGATTACGAAGCGGAATTTGGGAAGACTCCCATGGTCAAGCTTTCATTCCCGACATCGCAGGGGAATGCAGAGCCTAGCTGGGTCACGAAAGACGGCTGCAGGGTTGCGGAGTATTGGTTTATCGATTTAATTCCGCGGACACTTCTGCAATTCGCCGATGGCTCCATCGGCTTCGCAGATGACCTTGAAAAAACAGAACGCGATGAGCGCGGGAAGTTCCGCAAGAATCCCAAGCGAGACATGATCGTCGGAGACCGCGAAGTCGTGACGCGGAAAGTCCGATGCTTGAAGCATGACGCCCTGCATGTAATCAAAGAATACGAATGGTTGGGAAGATACCTTCCCTTCCCCGAAGTCAACGGGGTCCGGCTGAACGTCAACGGGAAAATCTATAAAGCCGGAATGGTTCGGGACTATCGCGACGCCCAGAGAATTTATGACTTCATGGTCACGCGACAGGTTGAACAAGTCGACATGGTTTCGAAAGATCCGCTTTGGGTCGCGGCGGAGAATGCGGAGTATGGCGAAGACTATCGCCAGATGAATCGCAAGAACTTTTCGCACCTGTATCACAAGGCTTACGACGAACAGGGTCGACCGCTCCCCATGCCGCAGCGCGCCGGACGCGAAGCCCCGATTGCAGCAATGACAGAAGTTATCAAGCAGGCCGACTACGACATGAAATCTGTAATCGGCATCTATGGGCCCTCTCTCGGGGAAGAATCAGGCAATGCGCAGGAATCCGGCTTCGCGATCATGACGCGCCAGCAGCAATCCGACACCGGGGCGGTCTCTTGGCATGAAAACCTGAATCAAGCAATCATCTGGCAGGGCGTGATTCTCTTGGATCTCTGGCCGAAGCTAGTCCCGGCCGCGCGCGTGCAAAGAATCATCAATCCCGACGATTCCGTAAAGCATGCCGTCGTCTTCAACTCCCAATACTCCGACGGACAGGCGCCGCCGGATGCCCAGATGCTTCTGTTTCAGATGGGACTGAAGAAAGCCTACGACGTGGGCGCGGGAGAATACGACCTGACCCTGTCGACCGGTCCGCAGTATAAGACGGCGCGCGCGGAAGGCTTCAAGGCAATCTCCGCGGTCATTCAATCGGACCCGCAGCAGATGATTCCGATTCTGGGAGATATTTGGATTGAACTGGGAGATTTCCCGAAGGCCGACGTGGTAGCCAAGCGGCTCAAGAAACTATTACCGCCGCAGTTGCAGGACACCGATAACGAAGACGCAGAAGCCAAGCTGACCGCGGCTTCGGCGCAGATCGCCGCGCTAGGCGCCCAGAATCAGCAGTTGATTCAGGAAGTCACGCGCGCGGCCGATACCATCCGCACGAAGCGGCTAGACCTTGAGTCGCGAGAGAGAATCGCGCTCTTGAACAACTTCACACAAATAACCCTGCAGCGCATGAAGTCGAACGACGCCGCGGCGCAGGGCTTGATGGATGCGCAGTTGGCGGCGATCACGCAAAGACTTTCCGTATTACATGAAAATCTGGCAATCGGCGACGAATCCGGTCCGCCGGTTCCAACTCCGGAACTCCCCGGACAGGTAGAGCCAAGAGTCCAGCCGGTGACCCCGGCCGCTCCCACGCCCAGACCGCAGCCTATTGCTTAAAAGACCCCACAAAAAGGCCCTTCTCATGAAACGATTTGTTTTCATCGTCGCGCTTTTGTTTGCCTGCGCTTCTCTTGCCTTCGCGCAGAATCCGCCGGTTCAGCAGTTCAATCAGGATTTCATATCTTCTACGCAGTGTGTCTCGGTTCCGGTAAGTGGACTCGGAACTGGGAGTTTTGGCGTCAGCGGGACTTGGACCGGGACACTTTCCGCGCAGGGCATTGTGGGGCAGGCTGCGGCGGTCACACTACTGAACGCCACGGCGAACGGCTCTTACACGGTCGCGGTCTCCGGATATACGAAATTTCAGGTCTGCGGAAATACGGTCTCTTCCGGCTCCGCTTTTGTTCAGGTCTACAGCACGGGATTAACGAGCAACGGAGCCTTCGCCGGGGCGCCAAATACGATCACGGTTGGCGGATCATCGGCAACGTTCCTAGGCTCCGATCTCTGCCAAGCCTTAGCTAATGCCCTGAACGGCACGCTTACCAGTGGGCAAAAGTGGGGCGGGGTCTTCCATACCGAAGGCTTCACCGGGACGCAAGCTTGCGGAGCTACCACGCTGAACAACCTGAATGCCGCGCTTCAGCAAACCACGGGCGCGGCAAATATTCTTCTGGGTTGTCCGCTGGCATGGTATCTGCCGGTGCAAACTTCGCAAGCGGCTACGGTCGGAACTCCGCCGGTCGGCATGCTTAATCTCACGCCCTATGACAACCTTGGCGGATGTAATGCGGCATCGGTCGCGGACAATCAGACGACCCGAATTATTGCTTGCCCTCCGTCCGGCGTCACGGGATGTCCCGCGCCGCAGTCGCTCTTCTGGCCGATCACTTCTACAGTCGCCAGCACATCCGGTGCCACGATCAACGACCGCGCCTACATTCAGGTGAATGCTTCCGGCGGAGGCATGGTGATTGTAGGCGGCGACCCGTTTACGATTGATAGCGGGAGCGTGGGAGCCATAGCGGGATCTTTTACCGCTTGTCAGGTCTCTAGCTCCGTTCCCATTACCGGCTTCGCTTACGCTAACCCAAATATCACTTTCACCAACACCGGAACGAATGGGCTCAGCGCAGGCTCCCTAGTTACCCTATCCGGATTTTCCGGGGCGAACGCCGGTCTCAATGCTTCGTGGACGGTTGCCAGTTCCGCCGACGGTCAGCATTTTGTCATCAACTTTGGTGCAGGCTTCGGCGGGTCGACCGCGGCCGGTACAGCGCAAACCGGGAACACCAGCGTTCAAAACGATAGCAAGTGCCCCTTCAATCCCACGCCGACCACGGTTTACGCCGCAATCGAAAATGGGATTCTGGCGACGTCGATCACCAACGCGGGAAGCGGCGGCACCTGCAATAACATCGTTCCGACTTGGGGCGCGGGTTGCATCATCAACCCTGAATTGCATATCACCTGCTCCGGCGGCGCGGCGAACGGCGCCTTCATCAAACACGCCGGAAAGTGCACATCGACGCCGACGATTTCAGGCTTCACCGACACTTTAGGCGGGACGGTTCCGGTCGGCCTTGCGATCTCCGTCTTCACTGCCCAGTCTGCCGCGGGAAGCCAAGCAACGGGAAATTGCACGTCGGGATGCGGGTTGATTCATCAGGAAATCCCGATAGTTGAAGTCGTGGACAATTCCGGAACTAACCAGAATGCCCCGATGGGCGCGCAGATCCACGATTTAATTCTTGATACGCGCCAGAGTGCCGACGTGATCTGCTATCGCGATCTGGGCGGAAACGAGCACACAAGGCTTTACGCCGTTAACTGCGCCGGGGTCACGATGCGCGGTATTGACCGCCATTCAAAGCAAACCAACTCCGGCGATGAGATCTACAGCTTCCGCGCCATCAGCGGAAAGCTTCCCAATCAGGCGACGCCCCCGGCTACCAGCGGCACGGGATCTTTGACGGCCGGAGTTCTGACCACGACCGCAGGAAATGGTTTCTTCTATGGCTTAAATGTTTCAGGGAATCCGGCTTGTGTCTACGCCGTGAACACGCCGATTTACTTGACCACGGGCGGAGTCACGACGGCTTTTGGAATTTCGACCTGTGGGGCTTCGGCCACGGTCACATTCTCCAACGGCTCTGCAGTCATCTCTGGTATTGGGACGACCGTCGGCCTTTACGCTGGTTTGCCGATTCACTTCGCCACAACCGGAACACTTCCGACCGGCTTCACTCCCGGCACAACGTATTACGTCATTTCTACCAACTTAGGAGCTACGCAGTTTTCGGTAGCTTCAACGATTGGCGGCTCCGCGATTACCGCGGGGTCGGCCGGTTCCGGAACGCAGACCGCCATGGCGGGACTGACGGTGACGATTCAGAATCCCCCGGCCAACGGCACATATAGTTACTACATCCCGGGCGTCGATCTGGGAACGGAATGCGTCTACGGCGGCGGCGGCTTCGGCCATGGTCTCAGAAATTACACTTGTGACTATTCATCAGCCGTCTCCCAATACGACTACCCCTACATCAGTTCCAACGTCGGAACCGCAGTGATGCGGCTCCCGAATTGCGGTCTTCGACTGGAAACGAATTACTTCGGAACGACGGTGATGGACGGGCACACTGAGCGGTCGCAGACCAATATCTGCGCGGGTCTAGGTCAACCGGTTTACGGCTTGAATATCATTGATAGCTACGGTGAACCGAACGCCATCACAAACATCACAGGGCAATTCCAGAACTACCATCCGACAAATATCAAGTTCTTCAACGACTACTGGAATAGCTCCCTTTCGACGGTGTCATCGCAGCAATACAGCGTCACCGATGCGCCGA